TGCCATCCGGTGAAATGAGTGACTTTGCGAGACCGATCTGGATCCCGAAAGCCTCACATAGAGCTTCGTACTGTTTTGCAACAGCTGTACCTAGGATAACGATATCGTCACCTAGTAATGCGTACAGTTCGTACCACCCTCGGAACCCTGCCTTGTAGGCAGCAAATTGTACTATCAAGTGATGTACTAGAGCGAGCATTGCCCAATTTGAGTATGCTCCCATAGGCATCCCAGTCCCATATCTTATTTGAGCTTCCCCTATGTAACTCGAATTTCGTTTCCGAAAAGACTTATTACTATAGGGCATCCCAACGAGAAGTTCTCGCCAGGACTTCGCCACCGCAGGGGTGACTAAATTACCCAAAGCGGATACGGTTAGTTCGGATGGTATCCTATCGGTAGCAGCCTTCAAATCGAACGAGTAAACGTGCGCTTTTCCCGTTGTTTCGAGGAGTTCCACTATTTTCTGATTCAGTGCAAGTAAGGGTTTACCTTGGTCATGCGTTCCATCCTGAGGTATTAATCTCAGGACAGACTGAAAAATATAGTCGTGGAGAGGATACAGTAAACACTGGATCCACCATGTTACCATGGCAACAACTCGCACTTTCCCCGCTGGTTCAGGGATTTCGTGGATACGCCCTAGCCTTAGTTGGCCTTTCCAGTTCCTGACATCCATATAACCGATGCGCTTCTCAGGTATTCCATACGCTGAGTCCTCATAACGGTCTATGACTTGGAGGATGTATAGTGTACGTTCACGTAGAGTTGCCCCTACTTTATGGTTGTTCTTCTTCATCCATTCAAGCATTGCTGCTTTATCCATACCTATTTTATTCGGTACAGACCCTACTGCCTGTCGGATTAAACCCAACACCTTGGTGTTCATGGTTCGAAGACAATAATCTTCTAACGCACGATACCAAGCGGTATTACGGTGATGCCAAATGGCGTATGCGTCAAATACCACTGCCCACATCGCTCCTGTTTCCGGCGGGACGTTAGGTCCCGAGGTTAATATTGCCAAAGGTTTGAAACCCAGTTTTGGAACTGGGACCCTCTTTAATATCTTCCCACAAAGGGGTATGTTCCCCTTAGCCCATTTCAGGAACGAGCTGAACTCAGCTAATGGCTGACTAATATCAGTCCTCTTGGGCTGGGTAATGGTCTGGTAAGAGGATTTCCCTGGGCACTCGATTATTCGATACACCCCCAAAAGGGATAACCAAATTCGAATGGTCGGTACATCTCCTCTCATAATTGAAACCCGATGCGCATATGGTATAATGCCCGGTAGACTACCAAGTCCCCTTCTATGCACACCGCCCAATTTGCGGCTATCAGATACAGGTCCTTTACTTACGACTTGCATCAAGGTGATCTGCGATGCTTTAAGGTACTTAACGAGACCTAAGGTCCCGCCTTTCCATCTTAGAGCAAGGCTCACTACGCGTTCCACTGCCAATATGAATGACTTCCCACGACGGCCTGCTACCAGGTAAGCTACGGCTGAGCCGAAGTCCCTTAGTAGCCCGATGAGGTTTCCCGCACCGGAACCAAGCTTCTCAAATCGAACTCGATTCTTTCGCTCCAAGAGCATGTTTATCATGTCTTTTGATAGATTGAAAGTCTCTTGTAAGACCGATTAGCCTCTGTTTTCCTAGGGAATGCTTACGCTATCTACTGGGCCGAAGCCTCTCAATAGTTTCGCCTTCCATTTTGAATTCCGACCCTTTGACCGCCCAGGGATCTGCTAAGATTATCAGTCTTGCAGCCTTTGGTTTGATCACTAGATCGCCAGGAGCAGCAGGTTCTTTGGAAAAGTCGACACGGTCGTGTCTTCGTCGTTCATAAAGCAGGAATTACGTTGGCTTCCCAACCATATTCTACTTAATCTTGCCAGGGATCTCCTGGATTTCCAAGGATATGTATCCAACCTTTGTTTCACTGTCAATGACAGCTTACGCCAGTTGGCCATGTTCCAGGGTCTTCCGAAGCCTTTGCACGCTTACTTTCATCGGTACAATGTACCTTCAATGATGCTAGATTAGAGGTAAAACTTAGGTAAGATTCCTTTCACTATGCTACTACCATACCGAAGTACAGTAGGTCAACACAAAAGCGAAAGCAATTGGGTGTTTTCCCCGGTTACTCATTTCCTTTGTAACCAACCATTGCTTTTCCGCAATAAGAGACTACTCTCTGTTTTAACCCAGAACCGCTGTACTACTGGTATCTCTCCAATAGAGCTGGTTCTGTTTTTATTCCTTTCTGAGCTTTCCACAGGCTGTTCCTGTCTATGTGACTTATGGATTTATCACAGTGAGAAAACTGGCTTGGCCAGCTCCTACCACCCTTTACCTACAATTAGGAATTATCTTGTGGCGTACGCAAGAACTCTGACCCTCCTCAACTTATTTGGAGGGAGCACTCAGAAATATTACCGCACCGCTGGTGATCCCAGACGGGGGCTTTCTAGAAGTAGGGCCGGGGTACGGTACCCTTTTATGAATTCACTGTTCCTTTCGTCACAGTCTCCCCTTCACTTCTATGTAGGAATTGGTAACCTCTGGGTAGAGGTCCTGAGAGTCCATGACCCTAAGGCCTATCCAGTTACGCTAAGTTCCGATGCTTCCACCCATACCGATCAATGACCGGGGATTTGGCAGTCCCAAGTATACAGGGTTTAACCCATACACCGAGGACTCGGTTCCTAACTTCCTTTCTAGGGAGGAACGGATCAGTTTCCTCTGTACGGTCTTACG